TCACGGCTTACCAAGTTGACGGAACTTACGTCGACCCAAACAATTTGGTTGTATTCGCTGGCGACGGCGAAGGATTACTTCAACGCGCAGGCCGAACAATCAAGGCAGCCGTTGCACTTGAACGATCTGCAATGAACTTCGCAAACGAACCAATTCCGCAAATGGTTTTGAAATCAAATGGAACTTCGCTTCCAGCTGATCGCGTTGCAAAACTTCTTTCGTCATGGCGTACAGCTCGCGCAAATAAATCGACCGCGTTTCTAAATGCTGACGTAACACTCGAAACTTTGGGCTACGACCCCAAATCCATTCAGCTAAATGAAGCCAGAAACTACGTAGCTTTGGAACTTGCGCGCGCTTGTGGCTTGCCAGCTTATTTCGTTGATGCGCAGCAATCCACATTCACGTATTCAAACGCCTTAGACAAAAGGCGCGACCTTGTGGATTTTGCTTTTAGAAATTACATGTCACAGATCGAACAGCGCATGAGCTTTGCGGATTTCGTGCCAGCTGGACAAGAAGTTAAATTTGATCTTGACGACTTCTTGCGCGGTAACCCTTACGAGCGCGCGCAAGTTTATGAAATCTTAAATCGTATCGGCGCAATGTCGATCGAAGAAGTACGCGAAGAAGAGGACATGCTGCTATGAAAAGAGTGATCACGCCAATGATAATCACCGCCGCCGACTCAAACGAACGCACGATCAGCGGTCGAATTGTTGCGTTTGAAGAAACTGGCAACGCTTCAATAGGTAAAGTTCAATTTGCAAAAGGTTCGATCGAAGCTGCGCCGGTCTTGCTCAACCTTGAACATGATCGTTCACGACGTATCGGAAAAACTTTAAGCATGGAACAGACAGACCAGGAAATCGTTGCGACTTTTAAAATTGCGCAAACAACCGCTGGCAATGACGCACTTGTCGAAGCTGCCGAAGGATTGCGTGACGGTTTCAGCGTTGAAGTTTCATTCGACGAATACGAAACACTCAAAGACGGAACAGTGCGCATTTTAAAAGGCGAACTCACAGCCGTCGCTTTGACTTCCGAACCTGCAATCCGTAGCGCACGCGTGAGCGAAGTTGCTGCAACTGAAGACGAACTTTCTGAGTCTGCACCCGTAGACACAGAAGAAACACCTCAACCAACAGAAGGAGACGAAGTGGAAGACACCGTCAAGGACGCTTCAACCGCAGAGACGGTCGAAGCTGCTCAGTCAATCACCGCAGCCGCAACTTCAGTCGGGGGCTTTAAAGCAACCCCTCGCATTGAATTAACAGCGGTCAAGTACCTCGAAAACAAAATCAAAGCTTCAATGGGTGACGAGAATGCTCGTCAGTACGTTCTAGCTGCCGACAACACAACTGACAACGCTGGACTTGTTCCAACTCGTCAGCTTTCCGAAGTTATCAACGGCCTCGGAACAACAATCCGCCCAAGCATTGACGCGATCTCTCGCGGTGCATTGCCTGACGCAGGAATGACTTTCGAAATTCCAAAGATCACAGCAATGCCAACAGTTGCAATCGCAGCTGAAGACGCGATCTTCTCAGACACAGACCAAAATTCTGCGTTCCTGAGCGTGGACGTCAAAAAGTTCGCTGGCCAGCAAAAATTCAGCGTTGAGCTTCTTACCAGAACTAGCCCATTGTTCTATGACGAGCTACTTCGCAACATGGTCGCTGCAATGGCTAAGGCTCAGGACTCATACGTCAACGCCCAACTTGTAGCAGGCGCAACAGCTGACGCGACAGGAATTGCAACTTATCCAACAGCCGCGGAACTTCTCGCGTTTATTGGTCGCGGTGCAGCTTCCGTTTATGGTGCAACCGCTGGTCTTGCAAATCCATTCGCACGCAACATCTTGGTAAATACTTCACAGTGGTCAAACCTAATGTCACTCAATGACGCTGGTCGCCCTATCTACAACGAAGTAACACAGCCAAGCAACCAACCTGGTCTTGCAACGCCAACCGCTTTGCGCGGCCGCGTAGCTGGTCTCGATCTTTATGTCACAGCGAACACAGCTGCAACAACAGACACCGACGACTCAATCATGATCATCAACCCTGACGCATACACATGGTACGAAGGAACTTCATACCAGCTACGCGCAGAGTCAACAGCTGACGGTTCAATCACGGTCGGCGTTTATTCGTTTGGTGCAGTAGCCACAAAAATTGCGGCTGGCGCATTCGGCGTAAATAAGTCTTAATCGACACCCTAATCATGGCCTGAGTTCGCTCCCGAATTCAGGCCAGCAGAACGAAAGGAAAACTCATGCCCAGCATTGTTACAGCTGCACAGCTTCGCGCGGTGCTGGGCGTGAGTTCTTCCCTATATAATGACGCTTATCTAAACGAAATAATAAACACAAGTGAAGCGGTAATTTTGCCAATGCTTGTGGCTAATACTTCAGCAATCAACGCTTACAAGCTCGACACGAATGTTGCTTATTACTACACAAACCGCCAACACCATTTCGTTGCTGGCCAGTCAATAATCGTCACAGGATTGCCAGCGCCATTTAGCGCAACCGTCACCGTGGTGACCACCGGTGCTTATTACTTCACCGCTGCAATTACAAACGCCAATGTAACTTTGCGCGACATAATTCCAAACGGCACAGCAACTCTTTCAGGCTATTCAGCCGCCGAAATTTACGCAGGCAATGACGCAATAGAGTCAGCAATCCTCGCGGTTTCCGTAGAGGTCTTTCAGTCTCGCGTTGCAGCTGGCGGGCAGATCGAAGGCGTGGACTTTGCCTCAACGCCTTATCGAATGGGTCGCAGCTTGACCAATCGCGTCTCAACTTTGCTTACGCCATTTCTTGACATGGAAACGGTCGTCCAATAATGCCAGTTTCAACGATTGCAGACACCCGCGCAACTTTGGCAACGGCCTTCAACTCACTAGCTGCGACTAGCTACGGGTTCGTTCCAGAGTCACCAATCCCGCCAGCGATTGTCGTCGTACCTTCAACGCCTTACATGGAAATTGTTTTGATCAACGACGCAACCACAAAAGTCAAACTCAACTTTGCTATAACCGCAATCGTTTCTTACAACTCAAACCCCGCTTCGCTCGATAACTTGGAGCAGCTCATAATCGGAATTCTCGCGGCAATGCCCGCGGGATACATTGTCGGCAACGTAGAGAAGCCAACGCCTCTCGAAGTCGGAGCGTCGACCATGCTTTGCGCTGACATTAACGTGTCAACGTATTACACCCAGACAAACTAAAAGGAGATAACGTGCCAACAACGATCATCACGGGTCGCGATTTAGTGTTGACGATCGCGACCGTTAACTACGACGCGCAAGCGACCAGCGCAATTCTTGCGAACTCACCAACAATCGAGACCTACCAAACGCTAGACGGTAAGGCTTACAAGCACATTGACGACCAGTGGACTTTCGACGTTGAAATGCTTGCAGACTGGGGCGCTTCAGGTTCACTTTGCGAAGCTCTTTGGACAGCTTGCGAGACAGCGCCAAACACAGTTCTAGCAACTTCACTGACAGCCGTGACCGGTGCAGTCTTCACCTTCAACGTAATGCCAGTCTTTCCAGCCGTCGGCGGTTCAGCGCCCGACGCTCAAACAGTCTCACTCAGCTTCACCGTAGTGGGAACACCAACCGAAAACTTCAGCTAAACCAAACAAGTCGGGAGCAAAAATGAAACTACCAATCACGATCGAATTCAACTCAGGCGACGCGGTCACCTACGTGGCTGCGCCACCTGAGTGGATTAAGTGGGAGAAGTCAACGGGCAACATCATCAGTCAAGCGCAAGACAAGATTGGAATTTCTGATCTTGTATTTTTGGCTTATCACGCCATGAAGCGCGAAGCAGCTGGCAAGCCCGTCAAACCTTTTGAAGCGTGGTGCGAGACAGTCGCAGGCGTGACAGTCGGTGAAGAAAACCCAAAAGCTACCCAGTCGGAAGCTTAAATCGAATAGTTTGGGAGCTGCGGTTGACGACGGGTCTCCCAGCTTCCGAATTCGAAACAGCCGAAGACATATTGACCGCAATCGAAATTTTGGAAAGGCGAGCAAATGACAACTGAAGCAATCGCCTACGACAAATCCGAACTTCGTGCGATTACTCGATCATTCAAAGCAATGGACGAAGAAGCGACAGCTCAGGCCAAAGAGAAGTCGTCGGCGCTTGCTGACTTCGTTCAAGGCAAAGTCACCGCCTCAGCTCGTTCAACTCGCGCCATTCCTAAAGTTGCAACCCGTATCGCTGAAGGCTCAAAGGTTTCAAAGTCTTCACGCATTGGTGAGATCAGCTACGGCTTTGCTTCTCAAAAGTTTTCGGGCGGTGCAACAACCCGTGACCTATGGGGCGGTGCAGAATTTGGCTCAAACAAGTTCAAGCAATTCCCAGTTTGGTCAGGGCGTGAAGGCCGTGGCTCACGCGGTTGGTGGATATACCCAACCCTTCGAAGTGTTCAGCCTGAGATCGTTAAACGCTGGAACGAAAGTTTTGCCGAAATAGTGAAGAGGTTTGACTAATGGCTGGAAGTCGTACCCTAAAGCTCTCCATTCTTGGAGACGTTGACAACCTCAACAAATCCTTAAAAACGGCCACCGCCGACGTTGACACCTTTGGCGACAAGATCACCAAGACTGGCAAAGTCATTGGCGCTGCCTTCGTTGCAGCTGCCGCCGCAGCTGGGGCGTACGCGGTCAAGATTGGCATTGACGGGGTCAAAGCTGCACTCGAAGACGAGAAGGCTCAGACACAACTTGCGCGCGCCCTAGAGGCCGCCACCGGTGCGACAGACGCACAAGTCAAAGCAACTGAAGCGGCAATTCTCCAAATGTCTTTGGCTTCAGGCGTGGCCGACGACGCTTTGCGGCCTGCGCTTCAACGTATAGCGATTTCAACGGGTTCACTCACTAAGGCTCAGGATTTGCTTGCGGTCGCCCTCGACGTTTCAACAGCTACGGGCAAGCCACTTGAAACCGTGGCGAATGCGCTTTCCAAAGCTTATGACGGCAACAGTGCCTCATTGGGCAAACTTGGGATTGGCCTATCAGCGGCCGAACTCAAAACAATGTCATTCAATCAAGTGCAGACAAAACTTACAGACTTGTTCGGTGGCGCAGCTGCGGCCAACGCAGAAACTTATTCAGGGCGCATTGCTCGAATGCAAGTGGCCTTCGACGAAGCCAAAGAAACGATTGGCTTTGCTTTGCTTCCAATTCTTGAAAAGGTAATGACGTTCATAAACAACAACGCATTGCCAATCATCAACAAATTTGCCAGCGCCTTCAGCTTAGAAAAGGGCGGGCTTGGCGGTTACATCACCCAAGTCGGAACGCTAA